AGAGCCGCAAAGAGCGAAGCAATAAACCCAGGGGCTGCCGCAGCTTTAGCCGCTCCAGCACTTCCTGCAGTTGCTAAATTTTCAGGGGCCAATGGACTGAGCGCCGATGTTATTGCGTAAGATATTGCAAGACCTAAAAGTTGTCTCAAAAGATTCTTAAAAATAGCTTTCATTGCGGTTCCAAAATCTTCTCCCTCAACGATTGCCCCGGCAATTCCATCACCCACGCTTGCGAAGGCTTGCCCCATGGTGTCGCCTGCTTGCTGTCCTAAGGTTTTTGTCTGTTCAAGCAACGCGTTGTATCCCTCTAAATTTTCCTGGTCTTCTGCACCGCCTAAACCACCCCCACCATCACCACCTACACCTTGCCCACCTGTTCCGTCTGGAGCAGTAACCGAACCGCTTCCACCGCCGCCACCACTTAGACTTGTCCAGGTGTTTGAAAGTCCGTCAAGCACAGAGCCAAGAGAGACGGCTCCCTTCTCCACCTCTTCCATTTCATACTTCATACCTTCTAGCCACGAAATTGAAGCGTCTTCGGCAGCTTTTAACCCTGCAACAATCCCACTCTCAACACCAAACTTTTCAAGAATTCCATCGACCAATCCACCTATCATTTTGAAGGCTCCGAAAAGTGTAGAGACAATAAATTGTACGGCTGAAATTAGTGTGTTTGCTAAGCTCTTAAACATGTTGCCCCAATCGCCCTCAAAAGCATATTTGAAGGTGTTGAAAATACCTCCAATCGTGTCAAACAAGAAGCCAAACATATTCATCAGGCTGTTGGCCATCTCAACCACAACGTCTATGATGGTTGAACCCCACGCATCCCAAAAAGCCATGACCATTTCCGACCCAGCTTGAAAGATAAAAATAATACCATTTATCATAGACTCAACGTATTGAATCGCTGTGTCTAGCCAGGTAGCCCCTGGGCCTTCTGTAAAATAGGCAACAATATCGTCCCAATTTTTAATAATTGCAAAGATAGCCGCACCAATGACGGCCACAATAATACCTATAGGGCCGGTCAACAATGGAAGTATGCGTAAGAGCGCCCCAATACCTGAAGAGAATTTTCCAATAAGCATTAAGACGGGACCGGCTGCAGCGGCGTAGGCTCCCCACCTGACAATTGACTTTTTTGTTTCTGAATCGAGAGAGGCAAATTTTGATGCTAAGCCCGCAACAAAATTAGCGGCTTTGGTAATTGCTGGAAGTAAAATTTCTGACAAAGAAAGAGCTGCCGCTTCAAGTGCAGATTTCATTTTGTCAAGAGCTCCTTTTGTTGTGTCTTCTAAGACTGCACGAGCGGCTCCCGCTGCGCCCTCAGCATTGTAAAGTTTCTCGCTTAGAGTGTCCCACTCTTCGCCGTTTTGTTGGAGTACTGGAATTACTTTTCCGGCCCTATCTCCAAAGAGCTCAAAGCCTTCTGCCACACTAAGGCTTCCAGTGAATAATGTTTTTAGTATCTCTTCGGCTGGCACACCCTTCTTTGCGAGGGTTGTCATTGCCTTGGTCAAAGCCGTTCCCGCAGTGCTTGCTTCAATTCCGTTGTTTGTCAGAATTCCAATAGCTGCGGTCGTGTCTTCTAAGGATATCCCAAGCGCGTTGGCTGTTGGTCCAGCCTTAGCCATTGCAGCACCAAATTTGTCTAGGTCAAGTGCCGATGACCCAAAGGCTTTTGCTAATACGTCCACAACCCCATTTGTTGAGCTTGCATCTAAGCCAAATCTGTTCAGCGTGGCACCAACCTCAGCGGCTACCGTCCCAAGGTCTTCGTCAAAAGCAATACCAAGAGACAGAATGCCTTCTGTCATGCTTTCAATTTCGCCCTGGCTTTTACCTAGTTTAGATAGCTCAAGTTGTAGCCCTGCGACTTCGGATGCTGACTTGCTTGTTGAAGCTCCAAGCGCTTTTGCCTGTGCTTCAAGTTTCCCCATTTCTTGAGCAGTAAAACCACCGACGGCGGCAACCTTAGCCATGGCAAATTCAAAGTCAACAGCGGACTTCCCAGCAATAGCCGTAATGGCTAAAAGTGGAGCAGTGAGCGAGGCTGTTAAAGTCTTACCTGCGGCCGTTGCTTTTGAGCCAAATTTTTGAAGTGATTTACCCGCCCTCATCAAGGCGGCGTCGAAGCCTTTAGCTTTTACTCGTAGGACTATCGATAAGAGAGACTGTTTAGCCATTTGGTTTTCTTTGTCGTCGGTTTTTTAAGTGGTCCACTACAGCGTCAATATCGTCCTTTGTTACCTCTTGTCTTTCAACTTCAAAAGGATAAAAATCATCAGGCTTAATTGCGGGCTTTCCCTTGCCTCTATTTTGGTTGGCCAAAATTGATAACAAGTAACTATGCCTGCGCCATTCAAGCTTTTCATTTTCAAGAACGCTAGACGTGAAATATGACACCTCTCGGAATGTCATATCCCAAAACTGTTCTGGGAGCAAGCCCGAAGACAAAGCAACCCGATAAAAATCGTCCCAGGTCACTTTTTTCCCCGGGCGATTTAGTTTCCCTCCTCCGTGTCTGCCTCCTCTTCAGGAGCAAAAACTTCGGTCATTTTATTGCTCAACATTTCGACAGTCTCCGGACCATCTAAAAGGAGCGCTGCGAAATAGTCAAATTCCATTTCAAATTTCTCTTGCTTTCGTATTGCCGCGTTGAGACAACCGCACCACGCGATTTGAGGCATGACTTCAAGAGGGTTTTCGGCAACGGCTTTTTCCAAGTCGCCTAGCTTTACATTGAATTTCTGTGTGAGAATTCTGAAAGCATTAAGGTTAAGATGACAGTTGAATTTCTGTCCTTCGATTTCGAGCTCAAAAGCTCCTCGCATACTGTTCTGCATATTACATAAGTTTTCCTACCTACAAAGCCCGCAAAATAGCGGGCTTTGAGGGGACAGGAAAACGTTCAACGATTAAGTGTGAACAGCAGAATTTATGTCGCCATTTCCTTCAATCGTGCAGCTATACGTTGCAAAGTCATCTACAGAAGCACTTACCTCAATAGAAGATATGAAGCCCTTGCCATAATACTCATAGTTTGAAGTGTCTCTGTCAGAGAAAACAACTAGAATATCCGTGCGGTCTTTTGCAAGCTCAAATAAGCTCTGGAAGTTTCTAGGTGCAGTTAGCGAGCCTGGTACTGAAAGTTCTACCAAGCCTTCGACCTGCATGCTCCAGGTTTGTAGGCCTGGAATTGTGTGACGAACAGAAGAATCTGAAAGAACTCCTGATGCATCTTTTTTACAAGCCGTTTCAATCGTTGCGTTTGAAAGGCTTAGGGTTGCGTTGGTGCTACAAGCTACTAGCTCTGCCACATCTGGGTCAAGAGGGTCGGCTGTAACTTCACCAGCTACGCCAGTGACATAGATGCCAATTGCGTTTCCGTGTACTGTTGCCATGGGATTAGGGGGTTTTTTGTGGGTGTGACGTCTTTGCGAAAATAGCAAATGACAACCCAACCAAGTCTCCCTTGTTCGTACAAAATTTATTCCTCTAGCTGGTCATCTCTCCAGGCATCATAGTCAGCGTCCTCATCTCTTGCAACTCCAGACCCATTACAATCTCTGCACGTGGTCCATTCGGGGTACTCCCACCCTGTTGGGCCGGTCTCTCCATCACCTCCACAAGTTAAACATCTTTCAGGTCCTTCATGGTCTTCTATTGGCTCCATCATATTTGTATGAATTTTTTGGTTGATTTCTTTAACTTCCTGGTGACCTCTACACGATTACGCAATTTTCTAGCGGTGGCCTCCGCATCTTTCTGTATGGCGTTCATGGTAACCTCGAAAGCATACAACGCTGCTTTCTGGTTAATCGTGTCCATGATTTCATACACGTCAGCCCCTGAAGTTAGTAGGCTTCTCATTTCTGTAACATTCATTAGTCTCTTCATGGGTGTAAGAAAACAAATGAACACACAGCTTGAATAGGGGCGGTGCTTGGTCACAGGGACTGTTTAGGGCTTGTTTAAGGGCTTTATTTAGTTTTAGAGTGGTAACAGCTACCTGATTCTAATTGGACTCGATATGGAGCTTGTATGCGATTTTAAGCAAAATAAAAGGGGCTCAGCCGAAACTGAACCCCTTCACTAGGTCTAGTGAAAAATAAACCTACTTTGTAGCCTTAGCTTTTTTTGCTTTCGCCAACATACGAGACTCAGCCCTTAGCTTGAAAATTTCATTTACACGAACAGCTGAAATTGTGTGACCATTTTTTAGCTGGACAGTGAATGAACCATTGTCATCTAATTGACGGACTTTTGCTGCTCTGCGAATCTCTGAAATTCTAGACGACGTGCAAGCTGCAAACTTCGCTGCTAAAGTGTTATTGTGAAAACAGCTTTGACCCTCAGGTGTGGTCACGTGAATTCCTGCTTCACGCTCGTCTCTAATTGTTTCAAGACCCATCATAGCACTCATACGAGTGTCAGACTTTTGAGTGTGTACGTGATGAGAAGGAAAGGCTTCAACTCGCTTTGGCTTAGGAGCCTCAACAAACGTAACTTTGACGGTCTTGTCTGCGTTGCGCACAACTTTGATTTCACGGTCTTTTTGGTCAAACATCTCAACCACATTGTTGCCTCGCTTAAGCTGCTTGCTTAATGTGTTAGCTTTAACTTCGAGGGCTTTTGCTGCGTCTGCAGTAGTTTTGAAAATAGTATTCATAAGAATATTTTTTAGGGGTTTTGTTTAAGACGTCTCTCGACGTTTCGACCAATCAGGTCTCATCAGTTAAACTTATTATTTAATCCCTTGAGTATAACCATTTGTGCCATTCCATTGGTTAAGAATCATCTCCTTGCACTCTCTCAATAGAAAGCCCTCATATCCGTAGGCACTCACTAGCTCCATGTTGCCTAAGCAACTAAGGGTGTACTCATTCAGGCACCACCCTTTACAATCATTAAATTCGCATATCTCAAAGCGGCTATTGTTTATCTTGTAGACATACTTATATCCTGGGTCCTTAAGAACTAATTTTTTTGCTAGGTCTCTGCTGGTGTATTTTTTAGAATTTTTCATGTTTGAAATGTTTTACTGTTTGTTTGATGTTCAAATATACAACTAACTTCTTTACTCTTCGACGAATCAAATGCAAAAAAACGCTAATTTTTATTTTTGCCTAGTTGGAGCTCATTCAACAATGAGCTTCCAACCGTAGACCGTCGGGCGACGTTTCGCGCAGATGCTTTGGACACTTGCAAGATTACCTCCTACAATCGCATGGACCTGTTTTGGTGTCAGGTTTGTGTGTGTAGTGCCTGTGTGCGTGATGGTGAATGTTGTGCGTCCTGTGCGCTTTGTACGCTCTTCAAGATTGAAAGCATACCTAATTTTGTGACGTCCTGAGGTACGGTCAGAATTATCGTAAACAACGCCATTCACAATAGCAAGAGCGTGAGAGCGTACAAGTATAAAAAAGCGCCCTTTTGGATTGCGTCTCACAAATTGATTTATAGTGCTTGTGGCATACACTTGATTGACCTCTTCACACTTGAAACCCAAGTCAGAAAACAAGGCTTCAGAACGGTTGATAACAGCCAACGTGCTTGTCCCTCTTTTGTTTCTGCGGTTGTAATGTTGTGCAGCAAGACCATGAGCCTTATCATAATCGCAATTTGTAGCGTTTGAAATAGCTCTCACAACGCAGTCGTTGTTTTCAGTTGGTTGAATGTTTGAACGCTTGACATTCTGTGTGGTGTAACCGTTTTGAAATTTCATGATTCTTGTTTTTAATGTTCGTTTGATATTGTAAAGATACGCATACTATGTTCATTCTTTGACGAACAACCTGAAAAAAAAATCACCTTAAACTAAAAAACCCAGCAATGGCTGGGCTTTTAGACTGAAAAAAAATTGAAAAAAAAACTACATTGACACGACAAACTCGAAAACCTGCACTAAAATATAGACTTTACCCTCCTCTTCTGATTCCATTCCCATGTTTACAATACGCGATTCAAGCAAGGTATAGGTGAAGCCACCTGTTCCAGTCATATCATAAGCGCCAGACTTATTGACCAGGGCTGTCCTGACCTTGTTTCCAGTTCTCATTGCTACGGTTGCGGTCTTTGCATACGTATAAACTTCAACTTGGTATGTGTCGCCTTTTGACGTGTTTTCTTTTGGGGTGCTGAATTGCGTTCCAACAAAGTCCATCATGATAGCTGGCATTGTTGTGGCCTTCTCTCTCACATAAGGATAAATTCTAGTGCTGACTTCACCAACAACATTCGTGTCGTCTTTTAGCAGCTTGTAAACTAAGTCTAGCATGTTATAGTATTCTAAAGGTTTTTTTAATTGCTGAAATTACTCTTGGAACTACGGTGTTTATAGAATCTTGATAGGTCGATTCTATGAAGCCTTTTCCAGTTGTTCCTGGGTGGTTAATTTTATCCGTGAATCTACGACCTATTTTGAAACCTTTCGAGCCCGGTTTTTTAATAGTTCTCACACCACCCTTTGACCCAAGTTCAACGATGTGCGCATAGGAGGCTTTGCGAGGTCCCTTCAATCTAGGTCCAGTCCTCACATTGATGCTGTCAAAAGTCATCCATGAAGTCGTTGCAATTGACTTTTTTAGATTGCCAGTTTTGCCCTTTGGAGCACGTGCCCGCATTCTATTCCACGCAGGTCTCATAGCTCTTCGCATGGCCCTGTTTAGTTCTCTGCGTTTTGTCTTCCAGCCGCCCTTCAATCTTACAAGCTCAAGGCTCTTAGCGAGGCCAAACATTTTCATATCTACAAATTGAGCCATCAGTCGAGTATTGTTGAATCTAAAGCAAAGGCAATTATCATTTGATATCTTTTGCGTCCTCGCTCTGCTATTCTGACAAGTTCATATATTTCTCCCTCAAAACTTAAGCGCTCTGTTCCTGTTAAGCCAGACCTGTAACGGATTGTAAATTCTGAAACTGTTTTAGTTTGTGGTTGGTCTGCAACTTCGACCTCTTGTGAAGAGGACGAAAGCATGTCTTTCTTTCTACATGGAACGGTAGCCACATCTTCCCAAGCTAGAGTGCTTTGTCCAAAGGCATCATGAGTGCCGTTTTCTTTTAACGAAATGCTGTCAAAATCTATTTTATCGCCAGGTGTAGCGGCGGTTGTATATAGCTTGAAAATCGATGCTGTTGTAGTTATTACAAACTCGTAGTCTTGCCAGTCTGTTGTCAAAGCTGGGTTCTTTATGGTTTCAGAAGGTGTTAAAACAGCGTCACCTATTTGGTAAAAAGTGCTGCCTTGATTATTCCCCCCGGATGTTTGCCCTCGAACCCTCATCGAAAGTCTGTAGGTTTTATCTAATGTTTGCCCGAAAGTAGCATACAAATTGGCCCCAGTTCCCTGGGGTGTCACAACTGTAATTCGCATAAATTCTTCTGAGTTCCATGTTTTAGTTGCCACAGGTGTGCCAGTTATTTCAGGGATTAACCATTGCGAAAGATTAGAATTCACAAAGTTGGGATAAGTGACAATTTCAGGTCCTGTTGTTCCCGACGTGGCAAGGCGTTGTATTGTGACCTTTCTGTCTAGTTTACCTGCTCCTATCATCGCACAATCATTTCAGGATTAAACGGCTGGCGGATAGACGACCTTTTGTATTGATTACAAAGATACTTAAAAGCTAGTGGAGGCTCAACAACTCGACCGCTCAAAACGGCTTCCCTGTTTTCATACATGTGACCCATCATCAAAAGCACCGCTTGTTGTAATGCTTTAGGTATTGTTAAAGCAAGCATGGCCACTGTTATTTTCATCACAACAGGGTTGTTTTCTGTGAGTGACGTGGGCTTAACATCAGGGTCTATTTCCACCACGGTCGGATATCCGGAAATTGATGTCTTCCAATCTCCTCCAATGAGACTAGTTTCAGTATTGTTTTCGTTAAAATATTTAATGCTACTAACCGCAACTCTTTCTGCAGGATATGGCAATGTAAATTCTCGAACGAATTCACTATTTGTTACAGTGATAACAGCAGACCCAAAAACTTCGCCTATTTCATTTTGGACAGCTTCCTGTGCAGCATAAGCAATCAAATCTAGGTAAGCACTATCAGCAGAATATGTGACGCGCAAATGGCTCTCAATAACAGCTGTTGTGAGCGTTGTGATTATGTTGTTGTCTGTTACGGTTTCTTGAATTGTTTGTCTCATATTTTTTGATAAATAAAAAACCCCAGCCCGAACGGGCCAGGGCTTTTTTGATTAGCTAAATTCTGAAGGATTAACTCCAGTTAACGGTGTTATTCAAAGCTGTCCTCCAAGAGAATGAACCAGAACGACGTGGAGCAGCGTCCACATGTGCGTTTGCAATCACTCGAACTAAGCCAGAAGCTCCCGACGTATATGGGTCCACAAGGACGTCTATTCCGCCCCAGTATGCAACGGCCAAATCTGAGAAGTCTGCGAAGATAGCTTCTGTTGCCGACATTTCAGTTGTTGTAACCATTGCAGGGTATCCATAGATGCTTTGTCCCTCTGCAGCAAACTTACCAGAACCAGCGTCTAAAGCTGCTCTTTTTAGATTACGTAATACTTGAGGGTGCATCAAGAATTTTGCTCCGTCAACCATCGCNTTTGCAGTCAACAAATCTTCTTCCATAAGAGCAGGAAGGTCTGCAATTGCAAACTCATTAGCGGCCGTTGCGTCAGCTGTTAAGCCAGCTTTAAGATTAGTTAAAACCTTGTCGTCAATTCCAATTCCCATTTCGCGATTGATATCACGAACAACAAAAGCATCAATTGCGTTGATGTTCTGAGCAAGAAGCTGCATGCTGTATTCGTTAACAGCAGCCACTCTTTCAGGTGTCAGCGTTACGTTTACGATGTCAAAATCGCTTTCAGTTGCCGCAGTTGCTTCATTTGTAGCAGCCGCATCAATGTGGTCAGTTTGAACTGGGATGACAACAGAACCAGAAGCCTGGAAAGTTGTTGCACCTAAACGCTCAACAACAGATTGAGGGCGAAGCTCATTAACAATGTTTGGAACAATTTGACCTGACGTTGCAGTTGCAGTTGAACCACCGCCACCGCCTACCGTGTTATCACGATAAAGGAAGCTAGGAACTGACAGGTTTCCGGTGTTGTTAATACCGAGGGCAGCAGACTCATTTCGAGCCTCCTGGTGCATCTCAAGTTCAAGACCTGTCAATTTGCCCCCAGTAGCGAGCTCTTTGACCGCCTTTCCAAGAGAGTAATTTTGATGGATATCTTTCATCTCGTTACGGGAATTTGGGGTTGAATTAGAACGGGTTGTTTCCTCTTTCTTTTTTTGACTTGCAAGCTCCGTCTCGAGGGAAACAATATCGTCTCGAAGTTGCAATGCTTGGATACTTTGCTCTGTTGTAAACTCCGCACTTTTGAGGTTAGTCAAATCGCGAAGCTCTCCTAGCGCTGTATCCCGCTTGTCCATGATTTCAATAGAATTCACGTCTTTGGGTTTTTAGGGGTTCGAAAAATCTCGCGGCCTCATTTTTGGTGGTCTAAAATAAATTTCAGAGCATCCACCTTTGTGAAAGCGAGGGGTTTGTCCTGTGGGGTTGTTTCAACGTCCATGGTTGGCTCCGGTTGTCTCTCCTCTTGTTGAGGTTCGAGGTTAGGGGTTTGAGCCTCCATTTGAGCTTCATTCAGCTCCGCAAGGATTTCTTTTGTGTCTTCTTCCGCTGTTGCTGCTTCCATACTTCGGAGAGCAACTTCAGTGGTGGGATAAGCGGGCACAGGTGTAAAAGTCACCTCGTACAATTTATCGATTCGATTGATTGTTCTAAGTGGCATTTTCTCATCACTTCTAGACCATGTGTCCTCGGCTATTGTAAAGCCAAAACTCATACCGCCCACAATATCATTTTTAACCAGTTCAGACAAGTCTCGAGCCGTGCTTGTTTGCGGTAGCTCAAGGTCAACCCGAAGGCCCTCATCATCAACAGTTAAATTCATATTGCGTCCAGCCCTTCCCAAAGGGGTCGACCAGTCATGATTAAACAGAGCAAAAGTGTTGCTCATATCAACACCCTCAAGAGCCGTTGAATCGACGCGCTCTCTAAACTGGTCACCTATGGTTGTGACGTCACCAAATTTGATTGCGTAACCGCTTAAAGTTTGCTTCTCTCCATCGTCGCTATTTTGATAGCGCACCTCGAGGTTTGTTGAAATTCTTATTTCCTTATTGTCTTCCATACTCTTCTCTTCATTTATTATTTTTTTGCACCAACTTCGCATGGAGGTTCCACCCCATGCTGCATACATAATTGAGCCGCAAATTTCTTTACCGTCGTCATCTGTAAACTTGCCTTGATTGTAAACTTCTGCCCTAGATAAAAAGCTAAAAGTCCTTTTCACCGTTTGCAAGCTTAATGCTTTTCGAGAAGACAATTGACTTGCACGTGTCCAACCTACAGGGGTACCACAAGAAGAGCCATTTTTCTCTTTGAATCTAAGAGCTTTTTTAGCTGCGTTTGTAGCGCTTTGTGGATAGTTTGAAAACGACATTTCTTTATTATGCTCTCTAAGTTAAGTTGTGTGCAACAGCTGTTGATTTTGCCAACGCGGCAGAATTGACTGATTTACCAATTTCATATCTAAATTTTTCTTTACCCACACGCTCATTCCATGGGCCTATCGCGGCATTCTGACAAGCTGTTTCGGTGGCGGAGCTTGCAACTAGAGCAGTGGCCAAAGAACCAGTGCCTGATTTTTTTGCAAACCTAAAACTACTAGGAGCCTCTGTTGCCATCGCCGCGACAAGTCTGCCTCTCATAGTTGAGGCAGCTGCGGCATCGTCACTTGCTGCTACAACCGTGGTATATTCCCAAGTTCTATCTTCAATTTCAGGTGAAGTTTTAGTTATGAAGGGGGTTGTCTCGCTCATGTTGGGCTCTCCTGAATTTCTGCAAGAAACAACTTTGACATAAAAATAGTGGTTTGCCATAATTATTGGGTTGAAATTTTATCGCCATAGCCCTCCATTTTATCTAGTGGGATAACGTTTAGTGGTACAAAATGGGTGTCTCCGTTTTCAGCCGGGTTAAGCCCCTCGATTTTTCTGACTTCGTTGATGGTCATAACACCATCACGAATCATTGTTGAGTAATAATTTGAACGCGTTTCAGCGTCAGCTCTAAGCAGCGAACTCATGTCAAACTCAACCTCAACGGTTTTACGTTCTCTTTCCGTGAAAAGCTTGTTGTTTAGCTCGTTCTCAATTCTCTTTACTAGGGGTGCAATTGTATACGAAGCAAAGAATATATTTTGCTGCTCAACATTGCTGAAAGATACGTTTGTTTCAAGACCCACCAAAGCGGCTGGGACATTGAAAATTCTTGCGATTTCTGAAGCCTGCATTTTGCGGGTTTCAATAAATTGTGCATCGTCTGGTGGGATACCGATTCGGTCATATTTTATCCCATGCTCTAGGATAGCCGTTGCGTGTTGCCCACTACGTCCATGGTATTTGTTTTGCCAAGCATTTTGGAGTGCCATAAATTGCTCATCTGTCAATGAATTATCTACAGAAAGCACACCACTTAAATTGCCACCAGAACCAAAGAAACTAGCTCCAAAATCAAGAGCCGCTTTTGACAGACCTAAAGATTCTCTGTGGTACTCAATTGGGCTTATCCCGCGGAAGGCCGAAACGACAATGACTTCTTGCTCTAAAAAGTTATAGCTACCTCGTGTGCCATCACCTGAATACTTGTATACGGTGCCGCCATCTGGTGCGTCTCTTTCCTGAACATTTTCAGCGGGCATGTAAACCAAAGCCGTGGGCTTTGTACCCAGTCTTTCAATATAAGCATAACCCTTGCCATAAAGCAATGAATCTGAAATGATGCCTTCCCAAAAATCAAAAGCCGACGTGTGAGAATCTGAGTAGTGTGTGAGTAACCCAGAAACCGGGTGCGATATCATTTCACGACCAGAAGATTTTGTTTTGTAAACAGCCCTGTTTAAGGTCGCAACTGTTTGGGCAATTTTACTTATACAAGCGTACACTGTTGCAAGCTTCAAAGAATCGTCCGGGGTTATGCTTGAACCTGACCTAGTATTTGCCCCCAGGCCATTAAAATACAACGCTGGATTAACGCTTGAAGAACGCTCTTCTTTCTTACGACCAAAAATGCGGGTGAAAATACTCATACAACGCAAAAATAGCTAGCTATGCTTTAAGCTGTCTTTGTCGTTCGTTTTTTCAAATGGACAATTCTCTCAAGGGTCTTATCTTGGAAGATGTGACCCGCCACATTTGTTTTATTCTGTCACAATAGACCAATTCTCTTGGCTCCAAAAACCCACGCAAAACAACTTGCCTCGGTTCTATATCCACAGAAACAAAAAGCAAAATATCCGATTCATATTTTTTCTTGTTTATCATCCACGAATCAGGGTAAAAGAAGGAACTCTTTACATCAATTTTTAGGTCACAGATTTCCATGTCCCAACCTTTGTCGCTTGATGCTGTTTTGTAACTGTCCGTAAATACCCCGTGTAGCGAATCACAAACTTGCATTTCCGCCATTACACCGGCAAACCTTGAAGCCGTGTTTTTCTGTTCGTCATTCTCTGGGTTTCTAAAGCACTTATTCATGTGCTCTATGTCTCCATATAACGGATTAACCTTAGCCATTCTGGCTGCCGTGGTCAACACCGTTTTGTCTAAGATAGGTAAATGCACTGGGGCCAACAATAGAGGCCTCTGTGCAATGCTAAAATCAGTCTGCTGTCCCATGGGTCTTCCATCTTTTGTGTGGTACCAATTCATGCACGCATAAGGGGTCCCAGGTCCCCACACTTTTTTGCCCTTGTAAAGGACTACGCTTGTAGCTTGCATTTTTCAATATCCGTTTTCCCATCTTTGTAAATTGACTTTTTGCTTTCTGTCAATCACTTGAATTAGTTGGCTAGGTTTTACACCACACAAAGAAAAGATATTCATGGCAAAAATCGCAACGTCTGCACACTCCTCAACTAGCTCATGAAGTTCACGTTGTTGCAGGTCTTTTATTTTCATAGATTGCAGCTTTTCATGGTCGGCTTTCCAAGACTTCCATGAAGCCTTTCCGTAAGGTCCACCAAGCGCGGTTAATACCTCAGTGATTTCGTCCAACAAGTATTGCTGTTGTCTCATTATTTCGTCAGCCCTTTCGGTTAAAGAAAGTCTGTCTGGGTCAATACCCTGGTGACGCCGCTGAATGTCCAACTGCGCGTCCATTACATCTTCAAATGTTTTCATCTTTTCGATTCATAAAATTATTATACAAATGGAGGTCGTCAACAAAGTGAATATGTCTGCCAACCGACAAGCGAAAATTGCTTGGTTGATAGTCGTGCCTCTCCATGATTTTATTCTGAACATTCTGCACCATTTTCATTTGAAACAGAGCAAAAGCTGGTAAGTCATTACAGAGCCCATACCAAACATCGTTTGACCTCATGTGTGTGTGAATATCAAGCTTAAATTTTTTGTCTTCAATACGCCTCAAAACGAAGGTGAAAGATATTGTGCACGGAGTGTCATAATTGTACAAGTCCCGCTCCTTCCCGTCATAGATACTTATCACGTGCTTTCGTGTACCTTTACCAGTCAACATTGAGTCAGCTATTGCATAGGCACAATGTTTCCACTGGTCTTTTCTTTTAGCTTGCCAACCATAGTTGCTATTTACCTCACCCCACTTGTCTTTCATTTTGGTCCAGATTGAAGCAACTTTTTCAACCATCTCAGGGTTTCTAGTTGCAGCCTCGTACCACTGCCATTCAATATTGACATAAGACTCTGACCAATTACGCCACGAGGGCCAACCCTCTGCATAGTTGAGAGGGTCTACTATTTCAAACATTACCCCTGTGACCCGCAAAGTGTTTTCATTCGGCTCGCCCATCGTTTTAACGAGGTCAAAAGCCTGCTTGAAAGCACTTGACGCGTTGTCTGCCTCAATTCTCATTTTTGCTGTTTTCAAAATTCTCTAGAGCTTGCATATAAGCCATAGCATCCATGAGGTTGTCGGTCTTGTGTTTGTGTCCTTCACGTGATAGCTTCAAAGCCACTAGAGCGTGATACATTATGTTATCAGGCAAATCAATATCTCTGGTCATAGCCCTTAGAATATTTGTGGCTCTCTGCATGCACTCACCGAAGTCGCCATATTGGCGTTGTTTCTCCTCTGCTCTCTCATTCACAATCTTATGTGCTTGAATCGCAATTGAATCTCCCGTGGACTGTTTTGGGCTTGTTTGGAACACTTTTGCTCTCATAGCCTTATCCTTAGCCTCAAAAATTCTTTGGAGCCGCCTAACGGCCTCCAAATTGGTCCGTGAAGGGTTTGAGCGGCTACATAGCCAATTGTTGACGCAACCAGGTGTGACGCCTAAAAGTCTGGACAAAGCAAGCTGCGAAAGATTGCCCATGCCCATTACTGAATTGATAGTTTGAATGTGTGATTTTTTCATGTGCTAATGTTTATCCATGTTCATTAAAAATACTGGGGGCGGTGTCATCTCTTTCTATTGTATGAACCCTGTCCCCACAAAAGTCTTTCGTACTTGTCCCATTCGCAAAGTGCATGCTCCAGGTCAAAGGCTCTCCAATCGGCCATGCCTGGACAAATATGAAGCTCAGAAATTTCTGTCTCGTATTGAGGTCTTTTCATTTTACTTTTCAAGTCTCTTTCACGGAGCCTGTTTAACCCCCTGACACTACCAGGTCCTATGGGTGCAAATGTGTGAATATCGGTCCAGGGGTTTTGTACCCCAGAGGTGTCCAGTACGTGAATACCATCTAACACAATTTGGCCCGCAATAAATTCTCCAAAATATTTGATTGAAGTGACGGCTTTAACAGCCTCAGCCAAAGAGGTCAATGGGATATCAATTTCCATTATTTGCGGCATCAAAATATCAAAGATTTTATCCAGCCTCGTTACACCCTTAATTTCAGGTTGTAAATAGGCAGAGCGAAAAATCACTTTGTTGTTGCCTATCAACTCACTCAAACAGTATTTTGCGGCTTTGTAATTTCCAGCTTTCATGTCCCGCAAAATTATCCTTAACGAATCGGGGTTGTTTATGAATCGAGCAACCATAATTGCTCCCCATTTTTTATTGTTGTTCTGGTCGGCAAAGTGGGGATACCACTCGTTGAACAAGAACCTTGAAACCGCATCGTCTTCACGGCGCACGTTTGTAAAATGATATCCCCTAAGAATCTCATTTTTTGTCCATGGTTTTGGAATATTTTTATCCTTCAAGATTCTTATGTGCTCGCGCTCCATAATAAAATCTGAAAATCTGTTGAAAGCTTCTCTTTCAATTCGGGTTGTTTTTAGCTCCATATTTGAATTATTTAGCCCTTAGGCTTTAGTTTATACTCTACAATAAAACCGTTGCACCTATGGCCATTCTTTAGGGCCCTGCGGAGCTTTTGGCTTGAACAAGGTTTTGAAGATACGGTTTCAATCCATTTTGCGGTTGATTTGGTGGTGCCAATCTGTATGACAAAACCAGGTTTCTTTTTTGTCCTCACGGTCACAACTCTGCTTCCAATAAACCAGTCACCAGAAACACCGCTTTGTGGCTCGCAATCTCTTCCATATTTTTCAGCCTTGGTCATATAAGGTTTTGGCTCTTGAAACCCGTCAAGGTTAACAATAGTTTTCTTAATCATTTTCAATATCAATTTTGCCTTGTTCTAAAATTATTCTCTGTTCGTTTTTAGTCAAACATATTAGACCAGCAAGTCGGCTTAAAGCTGTATAAATTTTACACCTGTTAATTGCGTGGACAGACTTCATGCTGACATAAAATAACAAGCTTCTTTCACAAGCTTGAAAATCACCGTTCAAGGCTTGATTTTTACACTCTTCCAATCGGTCAATTCTGGTCTGATGTAAATAGTCAGAATGCTGACACAGTTCAATGGCTAATACCACTCGTTGTACATCATTCATGCGTATCAGGTTTGCGCCAAATAACGGAAGCAAAACACGTTGAATATCCGTGTACAGTTTCGCGTTGTCTTGCTATTGTGATTGTGCAATTTCCATAAGGCTTAAAAGCATGGAAGTCTTTGCCCTCCATTTCAGCCATAATAGTCTGAGGGTTGATGTGGTCTAACGCTCCACTTTCTGCAGTCCATATTCGCTTCAAAAGAAACTCAAGTTTGGGCTCGTTAATTTGATATGAAAATCTCATTTTGTAAGATAGTTTTTCAGGTTATTCCAAGAGCTAAATTTTTTGCCATTCACATGGGTCCAATTCAGCATGATGTCTTCGTTGTAATTCTCGGCCCAATTTGTTGCAAATATGCACAGGGCCTCAAACGTTTCGAGAGAGCACACCCTACCGTAATAGGGGTGCATTATTTCAATCTCGTGTCTAGTGTCCATTGCGGTCCAATTCAAGGCCTAATTCTGAGGCCGCATAGTTGACATGCTTTTGTGTGGTCAACGACCACCAACCAAGCTGAATGAGCTTTGGATATTCTACTCTCGCAACCTTGGTTCCATAAGAGTAAACGTATTCGCCTTTGTGCTCTAGGTTTTGGGTGTATTTACTAAAGTGCATCTTAAAAAATTTTGTTTGTTTGACAATGACGCTTCTCAGCGTTTCGACCATTAAGGTCTCATCAGATTGCCTGAGTTTTTTTATACTAAGCCAGCCATTTTATTAGCCTTATTAGCTGCTCTCTGTGCACCCTTTTCAGTTTTGTAATATTTACCTGTCCAAGTGTTTCCGTTTGCCTCTGCAATCCAAGACCCTCCTAACTCGATAGCCTTATATGTGTTGTCTAAATTATTCATGGTTTCTAGTATTTGTGTTTGTTTGATGTTCAAATATACAACCACATTCTTGTAGTTCGACGATTTGATATGCAAAAAAACGCTAAAATTTAAGATTGACTAGATTCTTGACTAAGCCCAGCACGAAACAAAATCTCAGCATATGAGCCGCCATTTTGAATGGTGTCCCACATGTTATCCCAGCAAAAAGAGTAAGCTCTCCTTTCTCTTAAGTCCTCACCGTTTTCGCTAAATAAAACCATTTGAAGAGTTCCATTTTTCATTTCACCAATTGCTATTGAAACGGACGCAGCGCCTTGGCTTCCATTGTAGGTCTTGCTAAGCACCTCTCTTTTGTCTACATCGTAAGAGCTTTTCGCTACAACTGTGTAACCATCTTTTTGACTGATATTGATACACTTAAATTCTCTTGGGTTTTTCATAATTGAAATATTTTTTGTTTGTTTGATGTTCAAATATACGACGACTATTCTATAGTTCGACGATTTAGTATGCAAAAAAACGCTAAAATTTAATTTAGCGCTTCTTTTATTAGAGGCATTGCCATATCACTTTATCCTTAATTTCCTCAATGTCTTCCTCGGTTTGGTAGAACCTAACTGTGATAATATCGTTTGATGCTGTGTGTATTAAAGCCACTTCAGACGTTCCAGGTGTGTCGCTCCATTGCAAAATTGAAAGATGAAATTTGTTGTTTACACTTTCATTGACTCGCTTTATTATATGATTTTCTCTTTTCATGATTTCTAGTATTTGTGTTTGTTTGATGTTCAAATATACAACGAGTGTTTTATACTTCGACAATTTAATATGCAAAGAAACGCTAAAATTTAATTTAGCGCTTCTTTCGTTTTTAGTTCCTCATTTTTGCATCAACAAGTTTTTGGCATAACAACATACATTCGTGGCTGTCTATTATTGCTGTGATAAGACCATCAACACAAATCATCCAATCGTGTCCACGGTCGCTTGTCATTCTAACTAAATCAAACCATTTTTTTGATTCGTTTTTGCTTAATAGCATTTTAGCATTTCTCAAAACTTTTTTATCATCACCAAATATTTCTGCAATGATTTTTTTTCGGTTGTGATGGTCAATTATTTGAATAAAAAATTCGCTATTTTTTTGAATGATTTTTGCATTCATTTGTTCTGCAGCAAGTGTTTCAAAACTTGTTGCTTTTTCTAAATTTGTCATGATTTCTGTGTTTTTGTTTGTTTGATTTCTAATTAAGCAACAACCGTTAACTCATCACCATTGTCCAACATTAAAATGTTGCGACCTGGTGCAGGAAAGATTCCGACGATAATTGCAGTAACCTCTTCAGTGCCCTTAAACATTATCTCCTTTGTGTAAGTCACTTTGTTTCCTTTTGAATAACGCATGTTTTCTTTTGTTTTGTTTGTTTGAACATTGTAAAGATAGGCATACTATGTTCATTCTACGACGAANCAAATGCTAAAAGATTGCGTTTTGTCCTGTAAGNCTTGNCCGGCTTGCGAAAAAAAAATGAAAAAAAATGACCAGAGGCGTCCCCCTGGTCATCTACACGCGTGCGTGGCTGTGAATTTTCGCGTTATTTNACTCCCCAATCACCATCGGGAAAGCCTTCCCTGGGGTTCGTTAACTCCATTAGCCCATTGCACTTATCACAAAAAACGGCATTGACAACGCCGTGACCCTCAACATATTTCGTTGTTACGGTGTGGGTTTCAATCATGTGGTCACATGGCTCACATTTGAATTTGAAGTTTCCAGGCACTACCCTTTGCGCTTAGGGTTTGACTTTGCAAAGTCTTCAGCTTCGTCCTCGCCAAACATTCCCTCAGCATATAAACCCGCAGCCTTCAAAACCAATCTGCTCAAAACACGCTTTTCAGCCATAGCCCACGGATATGAATTTCTGTTGTTTTTTGGATTGACCTCGCCAAAGGTTTCAATAATATTTTCAGGGTCGTCTTTTTGCCACGCAAAACCCTTCAGACAAATTGTGCTTGTCTCAGGGTCATGATGCTCGACCTCGTACCTCACACGAATTCCCCAGGTTGCTTGAATCTTTTCAATTCCCTGTCGCGTGATAATTGTATAATGTTGATGCTGGAAAACGTCATCTGGGGTCAGACCGTTTTCCTCATATAATTTACGAAGCCTAGCAGCTTCTGAAGGGCTTAATTTTTTCGCCATTTGAATATAGAATTTAGAAAGTTAATTTCAGTTAGTTCAGGTTCAACACTGTCGTCAGTTTCGCAACCTGAAATTTCAAGCACCGTACTCATTATTTCAATGCTTGTTGTTATCGTGTTTTCTGTGACCTTTTGGAACTTAGGGAGACAGTAGTTTGCAATTGCCGTCATTCGCACATTTCCAAAACTGTCTGGGCCCATTTTTTTTGTGTTCAATCCCTGCTCAATTATTTGGAACATTTTTTTCAATGTTGAATCCATATTTTTGACCACCTCCGACCGTATCGGTATTTCGGAGATATCAAATATCAATTCGTCACCATCAAAGTGGACATTTTTAAGCCCTTTCAATCCGTCAGCAAACAAGTTTTTGATAACAGGGTTTGAAGCAATTGCNGCNCTNACCGATTCTCTTGCAAAAGACATCTTGTCTGGCTTGGTCACCATTGTTGTGACTTGGTCCTCGGTGCCTAATATCCAAATCGCAAAAGCGTCTGCAGAATACTCTAATTCAATATGGTCATGGATGCTTTCAACAGTGCCTCGCATGTTGTCAAAAATTTTCTCTTTATTCATTCTGTAAATATCACAAAAGCAAAAGCAATAACCATAGGGGCGGGGTCATTCCTGGATACCATTAGCAAGGGCTTCTAAAAGCTCGGAATTCATACGTGAAACCCTAGAATTTTCAATTCTCAAATCTCTCAATTTTAACTCAAGTTCGGCAATGCGTTTATTCTTTTGCGAAACAAGAACATTTTTTGCGGCAACCTCAAGCAAACTTTCCTCACACTGGTCAATAAATAATTGACCCAAGTGAACAATTTTAAGCCAGTTTTTTACCTGCTCCTCGGTCAAGCTGCCGCCGTGGTATTCTACCTGGACAGAAACAGCATCCAATAAGCCACCCAATTCAATCCTGGCTGCTAGATAGCTTAATGACCTCAAATCACTCAAAATAGAAGCTTATTTGGGTTGCTGTTGTCAACCTCGGTCACACTAGCCTCTCCATACTTTTCTCGAAAGACTTTAAGCTTTCCAGAATAGTATCTTTGGACCTTCTGTTCAGGGCCTATTGTCCAACGCCCATTTTCACCAGTTTCGTCCAGCTCATAAACTTGATTTTTTGCCGTGTCATAGTACAACCTTGCCCACCCCAATTCACCACAGCCTTTAGGCTTAGCTTTTTGGTTCTGTATCCACATTTCACCAGGTCCAACTTGGTAGCCTTCACCCATCTCATCAAATGGACAAAAATCTATAATTTCACCCTCTGGCGGACGATACACCAAAAGCATGGTGAAAGCCCTACGGTACCACGTCTGTCCACCGGCCCACTCATTAGGCCTCGCTGGCTTGCTCACAGGCATACCATTTGCGGTCTTTCCATCGTGTTGTGTTTTGGCAATATGATTGACAATAACATCAACCCTATTTGACCTCCTCGCTGCCACCCTCACATCTTTCAAAACCTTAGTCAACCAAAGGTCGTCACGTAGCTCCAAATCACGGTCCAAATCATTGAAGGGGTCCAAGACTGAAAAATCAAAATCTCCCGCCTCTTTCAACAGCTCGTTAAAGGTNTCATAAGTCCACAGCGGCATNTCTACAGCTCGCACCGGGTCGATGATTGTGAAGTGGGCATCTAGCCAGTGAATTGTNTAATCAAATTCGTCTGAGGAAATTGCCTGCTTTGAGTCATCAGAATTAGCATCGTTAACCCTGGCAGACTTTCCAGTTTTTACCTCTATCAAATCAAGAAGCAAATCAACAGCAGAACCCTCTTCACCCATATACAGAATGCCCTTCCAACCAAGCTCGGTTGCCCAGTTTATTGCAAGCTGTTTGACGACCTGTGATTTGCCACTGTGAGGGGCACCCGCTATGAACAGCGGAAAGCCTTTTTTGGCGGTGTAAATTTTATCTAAATTTTCAAAACCAGCATACTCACCTCGTCGAGTTCCGGTCTTTCTTATCTCACTTGCTTGTGAGCGCAAATCTTCTGGCTTTATTAGAAGAGAATGAAGGGGACTTTTCATATTCAATTTATATGTTCATTTTTAGAAAGCAGTCAAAAAAAGAGGGGCCGCAAAACCCCTCTAGAATCATCAAACAAAACACGGGACCTAGAATGGCAAGTCTTTAACCTTGTCATCTTCTGCGGTGGCCCCAGTAGCATGCCCATTACCTTCCTGCTTAGGCGCTGGTTTTCCGTCCCCTAAAAACAAAGCTGAAGCGTTGCCCAAAATTGGACCACGTTCTCCTGCTTCTCTCGCTTCTTTAGGAAGGTCTTGGGTTGCCATATAGTCTTGACCATAAAGACTATCTGGAGTATTTACAAGAGCCACATTCAGGTAAGTGCCTTTTTTGCCCTTGTATAAGTATTTTTTTTCGATTGCGTCAACGTTAATTTGTACGCGGATTATTTTTGGAATTGCCATAGTCAAATATCAGTTTTTTATTGAATAAATTAAAGGGGGCGGTGCTCAGTTTTAGGCTTAAAATGCATGCGGTCAAAATGCGCTGCGGTTTCGTCAATTTCACTTAAGATTTTTTGGAATGAAACATCACTTGAAATGTAGTGCTCAAATCGCTGGACATTCCTGGTCACGGTTGAGTGGTGCACAGCGCTTGCCTCTGCCACAATTATCGTTCGTGTGTCGGTGTTTTTTACAAGCCAATATCTGACCAAATTCATAACGTTTGAAGTGTGAATTCTGAGACCAAGTTGACGCCCACAAACTGAGCGAGTTTGTAGTGCAATTTCTCGCTGGTCCTCTTCAGGCACAAACGAGTGAAGTGCCCAAGCAATAAGCTCGCGACATTGTTCAAGCGTAAAGAAACCCGCGCCTGTGCGAACTCTCTTGTGATAGGGTTGTTTTTTTGTTGTCATTTTTTTGGAAATTTATTGACCAAAAACCAAACTCGGTCAGTGGCCAGGGTATCATTCAAGTCTATAAAAACCGAATTCAAATTGTCATCTTGTAAAAATATTGCCAGCGTACTTTTTAAGCCGTTTGACATGCGTGTGAAAGCTATTTGCATTTTGCTCCTTCGAATAAAAAAAATATCCAAATCAGAGCGCTTTGACCAACCAGCATTAAAGCTGTAAATACAACTTGACACATAGCTGTTAATCATGTCAGGTGGGTGCTCTAAAACATTCACAGAAGCAATCAACTCATTGCACAAAGCATCGACCATCGGAAGCAAGTCTTTTTTATCCGTGTTCAACACAACAGAATGGCAACGAAAAGCATCAACGCTAAACTCATAAGCACACGACCGGGTTGTCATGGTTTTATTGATTCTTTTCTCTACTATTTTACGCAGGACCTCACCCATTATCGTCTTGCTCTAGTAATGCCTCGCGTGCCGCTATTGGGTCAATAATATCAACAGGAAAAATAGGCTCAAAATAAGCCTCGTCTGTTTGCTGTCCAAAGGGTGGATAAAAAACCTTGATGGGGAGTATTGAAAGCTCATGAACCTGCAGCCCACTCATCTCCTCCGCCATATAACGGTACGTGTTTAACTGAAGCGCGTATTTTTCAAGTTTTGTAGGCTCTTTTTTACTATATCTTTTCTTGAACGTTTTCGTGCCTCCTCGACTTGTCTTCATGTCAATAATCCAGATGGCCCCAGTTGATTTGTTTACTAGCAACAAATCAACCTCACCACCTACACCCAAAGAAAGCGAAAACAAAAAGATTCTATCGGCATAAATTTCCCAGTCAGAACCATATTCTTCAAGAAAAATTTCAAGGTCTGCGGTCAACTGTTCATAGGCGCGAAATTGCATGTGGTTGCAGTACATGAACGCGCTCATATTTTCTAAGCCTTCAACAAAAAAATCTCTAGCACACTGGTCAACAGTTGAGCCTATGGGAAGACAACCTTTCCACACGTCCGGAAGCACAAATGGTTTCCCCCCGGATATCCATTGTGTGCAACGCTCCAGCCTGGTGTTTGTGGGTGTGTGAATATAGTGTGTCTCATCTTCAGCCCTCACCACCTCTTTGCCCGCAGCCAAAAGTCGTTTTATTCCATTGTCAATTTTGTTGTCCATGCCTCGAATATCAAAAAGAACTTTCTTTGAACTTCCGGGCGGTACCAATCAGACAAAACGAGGTCGCCACTCTTCTGGAATGTCATAACTGTCATTGTCTCTGTTTGCCTCGTCAATCATTCGCATTCCAATAGCCATAACGGTTGCCACAACCCCATCAATTTTGTCTCCACTTTTATCCTTGGAAGGTTTGATGTTTCCCGCTGGGTCAAACTGAAGCGCAACGTTCCCAAACATCCACTTCAAAACATCATTTTCATCATGCCACAAATCGGCATCTAAAAGAAGCCGCTCAAGTTCTTTTGTTGGTGCAGACATTGACACAAAGCCTTGTCCAAATGGGTCACATTCCACGCCGTCATTTACCAGGTCAATAATTAGCTGGGAAGAATTAAAGCGGTCGTAAGCCATAAACTTCAAATCGTAGCGGCTTGCAATACCATTTTCATCGTTTTTGAATGCTCCAGTTTCATGCAAGAACATGCCAGAAATAAATTGCCTAATGGCAGAATAATCTGTGACGTTTCCAGGTGTCACAAAAACGTTGTCAAAGTCCTCCGACATTCGACCATAAATTGATGACTCATCGCGGTCAAGTTTTCGGTCAATAGCACGTTGCGGCAACCAGTGAAAAGTTTGCAAAAACAAGCTGCCATCACTTCTAGGGAATATAAGAGCCAATGACGAAATATCCGACACACTCGCAAGGTCCAATCCAGCATAAACCGGATGACCCACTGGAGGCACCCATTCCTCCCTCTGGGCTTCAATCAATTCTGGTTGTATCCAGACATCAATTGAGCTTGTAAATAGGTTACAGTGTTTGGTCTGAAATTCTACTATTGCACGGCCTCCAATATTCATGGCTTGTCTTGCCTGTGAACGTAAGTATTCTAAAGTTGTTGAGGTCCCGATTCCAGGGTTTGATTTTATCCAGACATTTTCGTCCTTCCAATCGTCCTCCTCGTCAATCTGAAAAATCAATGCAAAAGTCCTCTCATCGACCTTCACACCATCAAGAACTTCCTTGGCCGTTTTCATGGCTCCAGCGCATGGACCATCTTGAATAAAACCAGCGGTTGAAATTGCCAGCATCAAAGGGTTTTTCCTAGACCCCATTGATGACTTCAAAACATTCCACAGGTCAGAAGTTTTTTGGGCGTGATACTCATCTAAAACGCCAAGCTGTAAACTCAAGCCGTCTAGGGTGTTTGCGTCACTAGATAAAGCCTTGCAAGTTCCATCATAAGGGGCAACAACATCGTGTCTGTTGACCCTAAACCTTCGGCGAATTTCTTGAGGCGCTTTTTTAAGCATTCTGGATACCTCATCAAAGGCAATTTTTGCTTGGTCTTTTTTGGTTGCTGAAAAGACATATTCACCAGCCGCCTCCTTGTCCAAAACCATCATCGCAATTGCTATTGCCGCGGCTAGTTGTGTCTTGCCTGATTTTCGAGCCACAAACAACAATGCTGTGCGAATTTTCCTGTACCCTTTTTCTTTGTGATACCAGCCAAAAATATTGACGATTAAAAACTGTTGCCATGGACTTAAAATGAATGGCTGTCCCGCCCATTGNCCACGTGTGTGCATCAAATATTCTTGAATGAATTTGATGTACCTCTCAGCAGATTCATGNCTCAATTCCCAGTCACCTGGATAAGAAATATCTTGAATAAATTTATTGACGCATTTTGTGATGTATTCACCCACCACAATTTCCCCCTCAGCTACACCTTTTGCGTACTCTGCCCACAAGTTTGTTGGATATTTATTCATTCAGTAATTCATTCAAATCGTCTTGCTTTGAAGACTTGGTTTTTGCGACTTCAGCAGAAGCCAAGGCACCTAGCATTTTGCTTCGGTCTTGTGGGGACAAACCGAGCTTAGTGCTTAGCTTCATTATTTGATTTTCAGCCGCAGTTGAAACATTGTAGAAATGGCTCGGTGATGTGGTTCCATTTGAGTGTGTGACAAAGTAGTCACTGACATTGTTGAGCTGGTCCTGCATCATCTTCCAGACAGAATAGTTTTTGGCTAATAAAGTCAACAAAAGTGTGTCAACAACCTCCAACAATCCAGCCTCATTTAGGAAGGTTACAACAGCCATAAAATAAGCCTTTTCGTCCTTGCTTAATTTAGTCACTGGTCGAATTCCTGTGACCGTCCTAGCTTTGCTAACCTTCTTGTTCTCAACCACTT